CGAAGTAGTCGATTCCAGGTAGGGTCGTTGATGAGGCGGCTTGTGAATTGGGTTCGTGGTGCACGGTCTGGCGTGGATCACCTGTAAGGATTATGGCTTGCACATTAGAGTGAGCATACAGGTAAGTCTCTATGTAGCCAGCAGGAAGTTTCCCATAATCGTCAAAAATGACGATCTGGCCCGCATTTTGTGCTAATGCCTTCTCAAAAGTTTTGAATCTTCTGTGATCAAGAGAGGGCACCTTCCTGGTCCAGTCAGTTCGGAGCTCATTGGTAGGGAGGACAATCGTAACCGTATTGTCGTCCTGGTCAAGTTCAGAGCACCACTCCTGTAGGAAGCGGCTCTTGCCCGAGCCGCCTGCACCGTGCACTACCACACCGACGATAGTGCGGTCGCCTGCCTCAGCTTTCAAGGACAGACCGTCCTTGAATTCTTGTGCCAGCGTCCTGTAAAACGCACCAACCCTTCCATTCTTAATATCTGATGCGTATGGCGCTGCTCTCGAGCTCAAAATGTGAATAGTAGTTGGCAGTCGTCTGTTCACGTTCAATCTTTTGGCGAGTCCCGCTGGCAAGGAATCAGTGGGGAGTAATGGCAAAGTTCTAGTGTCGGTGACCGGCACAATGAGTTCATTTTGTGGGTCACGTTGAATACGATTTCCTTCAAACCCATGTGCGTTTAACACAGGGAGCCACGCTGCCCATGGGTTTGGTGTCTCCAGGAAATCGCCGGCGCTTGCCTTCGCCGGCGCTGTTGCAGGGTGCGACCCTTGCTGAGGAGTGTCAGCAGATTCACCTTCCCTCTCGTCCTCGTCAGGAGTTCGCTCATCGAGAGGCGCGAGGCAGTCACTAAGTGGGCAGTTGACTTTAACATCCACTACCTCAAATACGAAGGGAACCGTTTCCCACTGCAGCACCTTCATTAATTGTTGGAATTTAGAGGCGCCAGTGATTTTCTCCCAGGCCTTGACAATGCGTGACTTAATGGGCAGGAGTGTCGACGATAGAATGTTCATGCCCAAAATCGCATCGTACGTGTTGGAAGGGGGAAGCTTAGCGGTAAACCGAAAGAAATTAACTACGTGCGTGAGTTCCACGGGCGAGTACATCTGCAACTCTTTCGTGGGGATCAGCTGGCGTAGTTTGGCATAGATGTCCCGCTTTGAAGGATCCTTAACCGAGCGCACATACATCAGAAGCTGCATTGCAAGCGTTTTACGCATCGGCTGTGTGGAATTAAGCTCCTCAGGGTGGAAGATTTGTGGGAATTTCACATATTCATCTGCTTTAAAGGTTCTCACACGTGGGGTGAGCATACGCCCGCGCTTAAAGACAAACATGTGATTTGCCCCGATGGACTCAAGTAATTGAGCTGTAATGCAAAGATCATCGGGGCCATCACCTATGTAAGTAATGTAACCGGTTTGCAACCACGAGAGGTGAGCGAATTCGTGGTGGTAAGAACCCCCTGCATGGCCACCAGGCAGGTACTGGTAGCCTCCATAATTGTAAGTTAGGGTGTATAGGCTCGGTTCTAGAGACCTATGCTTGAATACCGCCTCTACTGGTAAAACCATTGTTGCGTAAACAGTATCGAGCGTAGGGCTCTGAGCAAACAGGTCAATGAGCCATTTTTGCGACTTGAAATGAAGTGTATCATAAATACATGCTATCGCAGTTTCAATCCTCACATGCTGAGGAACGGTGGATGGCTCATCATATCTTGAGTCGTCGCGCGGCTCCCAGTGCATGTTCTGGAAGATGTCCCTTGTTGGTTTTCTGCGAAGAATATTGAGCTTGCTTCGCTTAAGGTACATGTGGGTGACGGTTTTATGCGGCCTCAAGATTTCCCCCAAGTTC